AGCTCCTAAGGTGGACATTAAGCCCATCATCTGCTGTTGTTCGTACTCACGAGCCACCATTCCTAGGGTAGAAACAGGCAAGAACACGAAGTCTTGTACTGGGTAACGATCTGGGTCAAACTGCATGAAGCGATAAGCAGCTTTGGTGATGAAGGGGATTAAGAAGTCCTCTTGGAAGTTAATCAGAGTACGCTTGTTCTTCTTCATCAAGCCTGAGAGAGCCATCGAAAGACCAGCACCCGAAGCTTCTCCAGCCGCGACTTGTCCAGGCATAGCAGTGCTATCGATTGTCCCAGTAGCTTGGAGCAGCATTGCTTGGAAGTTTTGAGCAGTCTGGAAGTTTTGTGGGTCAGTTGTGCCAAACTTGAATGGCATCATGATCTCGTTAGGATTACCGTTAACGAGTAGGTTCTTGCCAGGCTTCACATCATACTTAGCACCACGAGGCAGACGAGTAGCATCCATCGCCATCATCGGAGCAGTAGTCAAAGCAAGGGAATCTAAGTGGCTACGGATCTGAGCATCAATTGCTTTCTGCATATTGTAGCCCTTCTCAGCAGTGCCACGACCCCAGAAACGACCAGGCATCGAGTCAGCTTGATAGGCGACAATAGGACGATCCTTCATCATGTAAGGATTCTCTTCAGCTTTTAAGAGCCACTGGTCATCAGCAATCACCACGATAGCCTCGATCATGTCTTCGTAGTCTTCAGCCATTGAGCCTTCAGGAAAGAGGTCTACTACTTCTTCTCCGTCCTTCTTTTGGAGTTCTTTGAGATACTCCTTAGGAACAAGACCATAGTAACGAATTACTCGTACCTTGTCGTCCTGCTTAGGAGACATCTCTTGGACAGGTTCTAAGTCCATGTCGTTGTAGCTAGGAGTGATTCCTACTTTACGGTATGTACCATCAACCATGCCTTGGACGATTTTGTGGTAGGGCATGTACTCCTCAATGGCTACACCAAGGGAAGACTCTACATCACGAGCGTTAGGATCAATGAGGAAGTTACGAGGATTGATTGGATGTAGTTGAACCATGAACTTCTTCTGTTCTTGTACACCGATAGCTGCCATGCTTGTGCCTGGGATAGGCTGCGTAGCAGGAGACATAACAGTCTTCTCTTCTACGGTAATCTCTCCGATACCTGTACCGTACAGTTCTCCTAAGAGAATGATATCATCTAAAGCTTTTTTAACCTTCGAGAACTTAAAGTCCTCATGCATCTGCTGACGTACTAACGCAACATCTGTTTTATCTGCATCAGTCCTATCGTCAACAATGTCAAAGAACTCGCCACGACCAAACACAGCTTCAGAAATCTCAGCCTGTTTGCTCTCAATCGCTTGTTGTAACGCAGGTGTAACAATACGAGATCTCTCGGACTCACGAGTCTTGTCGTATCCGTCCCAAATCCCTCGCCATAGTCTTTCATACTCTTCCCATTTGTCTAGATAGTTTACATCTCGGTGATCTCTCCAGCGACGTGTATGGTCTACAACGAAAGCTACGAGCTCACGGTCATATTCGTTTACTGGATCTTCTTTAAATTCAGCCATGTGTTAAATTCCTGGAATGGTTGATTGAGGGACTTGCATCTGAAACGGATCTGCAGTACGTGGAGCAGTCATGTTATCGATAGTAACACCTGCTATACGATTTTGAGGATCTGTCTCGATTGCTTGCATAGCAGGGTTTTGAACACGCTCTGCTACGTTTAAACCACGACGCTGCTCAGTTTGACGAGCAAATACTTCACCAGCTACTTTCATATAATCCGCCACTGATTGTTGATAAGCTTGTGTGGAAATATTCTTAGCTTCGATTGCTGCACTGAGAGCAGGATACTTCTGAGCTTGAGTAATAAACTTCTCTGCTTTTTCTTTACTACCGAATGCTTGTTCTAAGTTCTTACGAGCAGATAAACCATCTGGCTTTGTAAGTCCAGCGACTGCGTCAATCACTTCGTCTTTAGAAAAACCAAGTGTGTTAAACTTTTTAGCAAACTGTAAGGACTCTGGTACAGATTGAGCTACTACTTGGCTTAGTGCTGCGGAGGAATCACGATAAAGTTGGTTCTCTTGAAGAACACCGTTAAAGCTCTCACCCTGTGTGAATAGCTCTTTACCTTGTACGTAATGTTGTATCTCGTGCAGTGCGACCTTCACTGGAGTATCAGACTTCTTCCAGTCAGGGTGTTGACGATTGAATAGAATCATATTCTGCTCAGGAGCATAAGCTGCTAAGCGAGAAGAGACAGGATCATCGATAAAACTAACAGTAACATCACCGATGTCTGGATAAGCTTTCTTTAGCGTGTCTGCTTTGAAGACTTCGTCAAATGCTAAGACTTCGTTCTCAGGGATCTTATTTAAGTCTACACCACGACGTAGGTCAACATTCTTATCACTGATCTCTAGCATTGCCTTGTTTGCTACAGGATCAAACGCTATGCCTTGCTGAGGATACTTCTCCATCCACTCATCCGCAGGGAGTCTAAACCAATCACGCTGTGCATCTTCTAAGGTCTTAGTTGCAGCTCCAGCGTCAATGACTCCAGCTTCTCCTAAGTTACTAATACCTTCACGTCCGATAAACATCTCAGGGACAAGGCTTGGTGTTGCTCTGCTTGTGCCTCGAAAGAGTCCTTGTGCTTCTAAGTTATCTACTAACCCAGGAGCAACCATCCTAAATAAGCTACCAGTTATGCTCATCAGTATCCCGATATAAAGTCAGAAGGTTCATATTCGCTTTCCATATCATCTGTAAAGTATGACGTTACAGCTAACTGGTCAACGTACGATAATGCATCCACTAAGTCGTCATGCACCTGTGGGGTCGGGAACATCAGAAGCTGATCAGTGAATTCTCTCCAATCCTCTTCTTCGTTCAGTATTACTTTACCATGCTCGAATCTTCCTTGTAATGCCCAGAGGATTCGCTCAGTCTTTTGCTTACCACCATGTGTTAAATCTTGGATGTGAGCGTACACGTTGTTTGCTCGCATTAAATCGCTAAGATAGGGTAATACAGCGTTACGCACCGTACCTCGCTCAATTCCCACACCCACTGGTTCAAACTGACGTATGTTCTTGAGTATCCTTGCTGCAGCCTCTTTAACATCCCAGCGACCATGTTCAATCTTTTTAACGAACCAATCTCCATCATCTGTTACCTTCACTACAGCTATCGCTGATTCGTCTAGTTTCTTTGCTCTTGCGGAGGAGTAGTTACTGTTAGTGAATCCTGCTAAGTCAATCGCTATGTGATAGACTCCATTGCTAGGTTCTTCTCCGTACTGAACCCACTCTTCTTTAAATAAATCTGTTCCTGCGTTATCAAAGCTTGCTTCGTATTCCTGCTTGAATGCAAACGATGATAAGGTTTTCTTAGCTCCCTCGATCTCTTTCGGATCAATGAGAGGGTTATCTTTGGTAGTGAAGTGCCAGCTCTTCCACTCTTCATCTTCCTCAGACGTACCAAGGTTGTACATATCGTAGAACCAATTACGTCCTTTAGGAGTACCGATGAACAGTGCTTTACCTTTTTTATCGGATAGAGCAGCACGTAGTACCTTCTCCCAAGTCTCTGGTTTGATGTCAGCTACTTCGTCGAGAACAAGAAAAGTAAGGCTAACACCACGTAGGGTATCAGGACGATCAGCACCACGCACATAAATCTTTGCTCCGTTTATCAGCGTGATATCCATGTTGTTCACATGGGAGCTCTGGATTACATCCCTACCCAGATCCATCAGTAAGTCCCAGATAATCTGTCTGGCTTGTCCTTGCGTAGGAGCTACATACATCACAGCACTACCTTGAGGACACCTCAGCCCCTCTACCAAGAGGGCTACTGCTGAGAGTCTACTTTTACCACACCGACGACCTGCTACGATTACCTTGAACCGAGTGTCGTCACTGAATACTTTCTTTTGCCAGGGTAGGAGCTCGAAGTTAAGATTCATCTTCGTACTCTTTTTCCATGTCGATGGTCTCTACAGCTTCCACCTTAGTCTCACCCAAGCCAGTAATGTTAATGGTTACAGCATTCCGCTGACCCTTCGCATCCTTTTCAAAGAGTGAGACAGGTAGAAGTCTGTCCATGCACATCTTAAGACATGCTACCTGATCCTTATCGTTGTCATCCAAGGCTTTTCTTAAGACAGTGTCTATAACCTTAGTTCCAGTAGTACTCAGGAGTCTAGCTTTGAATTCAGCGATCCTTCCTGTGTCTCCCTGGGGACGACCTACTTTACCTCTTTTACGCTTCGCTTCTACGACAGCCTTAGGTGGACGACCCCTACGAGGGATAGACACAACAACCTGATTGTCTTCTTTTTCTTCTAAGTCCACTCTAAGCCTTTTCCTACGTAAGTAGAGACTAACATTAATTAAACTATACTTCTAAGTTGTTTTTCTTCTTCTAAGTTAAACTTAGAAGTTATACTAAGTAGTTTTATATAGTTTAGTTTTTTATATCGTTATCACTTAGCAGAACTGCTAAGCAGTTTTTTCTCCTTAGTACAACTATTATACCATACTTCTTAGGATTTGTCAAGTAATATTTTACTATGATGCTCACTATGTAGCACATTATGTACAATAACTAGTTTTTTTGTATACTATGAGAAACATTCTTATGCGGGTCTACCCAGTAAACTAGCACGTGTTCCGCAAGTGTAGCTAACTAGCCTTTATCATTCACTATCGTAGCTCATCTTCTGTTATCTTCTACGATTACTAAGTCATTGATTTATATAGTATTCCTTATCTGTTGTCTTCTGTCGTTAACTTCAGCTAATTTCTTTAATTTTTTAGTCTTCTTAATTTAACTTTTTAGGTGTTCCTATAGTCCTTTTTAGGTGTTTCAGAGGGTTATAACGTACTAATTTGTTTGCATAGCCCCCTCCCCCTAGCATACTTCTGAGATTCTGTCAATAGGTAGTTTCCCTAGTTGACTTCTGAGAGAAGTGGGAGTATAGTAGTGACCCTCTAAAGCTATCTCGATAGTTTCTAGCTATTAACTCGATAGTAACAATCAATCAAAACCTAGGGTTTTCCCTATAGACAAATGCCTGAGAATTTGAGATACTAACCATGTAGTCAATCAATAGGAGGTAATACCATGCAAATTACTCAAGATGATGCAATGAACGTATATTTTGTGCTAGTAGAAGCTCAAGCTAACGCTGAATATGATCGTAATAAAAATTTAGAGTTAGGTATTGAGTTACAAGGTGATAAGCGTAGACTAGACCGTATTAACGATTTAGTAGGTAAATTTCAGATGAAGCTATTTGGTAGGGAATTATATAAATAAGGGTTTGCCCTAGTTGACTAGTGAGATTGACTAGGGCATAATCTAAACACTAACGGAGGATATATGGAATTCAAGATCACATTAAGCAGAGAAGAGCGTCTAATATTGCTCAAGGGTATTTGGGATCAACAATTTAAGATTAATTCAGATATTGCAGAGCTTGAAGCTTTAGGATCTGATTGGACGAAAGACGAAATTATAAAGCTTAAGGGTAAGTTTGGAGAGCTCTATACATTACAGATAAAATTGGAGGGTTAAGGATGATTAAGTTATCTAAAACAAGTAAACTGGACGGTATTCTTTCATGGTCATTACAGGCATTAGACACTTGCCCAGGATCAAAGGATAGTACAGGTACTCTAGTACCAGCTTGTCAAGGCTGCTATGCAACTACAGGTAACTATAGGTTTGCTAATGTTAAGAAACCTAGAGAATTTAATCGGGAAGACTGGAAACGTGACGATTGGATCGATGACATGGTACAGTCTTTAGAAAATTCTAGATACTTTCGATGGTTTGATAGTGGAGATATGTACGACGTAAGACTAGCATATAAGATTCTACAGATTATGGAATTAACCCCACATTGTAAACACTGGTTACCCACTAGAATGTATAAATTTGACAAATTTAAACACGCTATAACACGTATGCAAAGCTTACCCAATGTAGTGGTACGATTCAGTAGTGATAGCGTTACTGGTGAGGTTATAGAGGGTCAAACCACTAGCACTATATTCTCTGATAGCGTACCTAGTGGAGCATTCGAGTGTAAAGCTTATCAGCATGAGGGAAAATGTAACGGATGT